GCAAAATATCCATCTGTCCAAAAGGTATGTTCTTTCCAGAATTGTTTTCGTAAATATTGAGGATATCTTTTCCATATATGGTATGTTGTAAAGTTCTTTATCTGTTTCCATATATCTTATTATCACACTGTGCCTCTGACATATCTCATACGAAAACTGTTTTATATCATCTGATATCTGCCTCGAAACCAGTAATTTCTTTCTATATTTGCAGACAAAAATAACGTGATATTGTAATAGGTATTTGTGGCTGTTTTTTTTAGATTTCCATGTTCCAATGCCATGAGTATACAATAATTTCTGATTTGTGGCTACCTTAGCCCACCGTCTAAAGCCAGTGGGATTGCGGTAGCCCTATTTCAATTCACTTTTGATATATTCCTGCATTGCTCTCAACGCTTCGTCTTCAGATGTGTATTCTTCTTCGATCTCGTATGGATTAAGAGGAACTATATATGGAATCCATGAATCGGCGATCACATAATTAGCTTCTGAACCAAAAGTCTTTTTGACTTCCTCGATTCCACCAGGATAATACTGTTTCAAGATGTTATCAGTACGATCTATCGGAGCTCCACTGATATTGATATCATAATCAAAAATCCCATAAAGTTTCTGTACAGGATCCCCACCAAATCGATACCGAATCCCACAAACTCGAAACCTGGTTTCATCGATCTTTTTAAATATTACTTGCAGATTTGTGGGAGTCCAGGATGGGTCAAGTGCTATATTTATTTCTCGTACAGTGAATTCTTTTCGTTTCATAGAATTGATCCTCTCTGTTTACAACATGTTTTTGTTTCCGGTTATTCTGATTTTTAACATCCAGAGCCAACATAATTTACACGTGTTTTCGTTTGCTTATGATAAGGCTCAAAATATAGAAATCTCGTCACCGGAAACGAAATGATTCTGATTCAATTTTGGCATACATGCAAAACAATTAACCGAGAATTCCAGCCCTACTTCTTAAAACCTGATCTTTCTTGCAACAATTGGATCTTTATCCAAAGTCGGACACAAAATAAGCTCATCTTCATGTGGCATAACACGTAGATCAATCATATAATTTAGTGAGGATTTGGCATCTTCTGTTGTAATTCCGGCTGCTTCTGTCAAAAATTCGATCGTTGGTTTATCATTGGTTCCTAAACATACGATTGCAATTGCATTACAAAGGACTGTATTATAGTCATCGGGATGCTGCATTTTCAAATTCGTGATAGACTGATAAATAAAATCAACACTCAATTTGAATCGACGTGCTTCAACACAAAACAATCTGGCATCATAAAAACAAAGACTTGCTTCATCCATAATCACTCTTGTCATCGGGGCTTTTTCGTCATACATCATTGTATACCGGTACACGAGTTCATCTAAAAAGATTGATTCGTAAACACTTTTTTCAAACCAGTCCGTTTCCACAAACAAAACAGTATTTGTTTTATGCATAAAGTCATGAACAAGACTTGAGAGATCGATTGTGTCTCCTGGTAATAATTCGTTAAGTCTGACCATCAAACTCATAATCACAGATTCTCTGACAGCCGAAGACAGAGATCGAATTGATTCTGACCAATAAGCAGCATCTCCGCTGGTATCCCCAGATAGCTTTTCAACAATATTCTTGTGATTGCATTTTTCAGGACGGTCAAGAAGTACCAAAATGATATCTAAAAGAGCTCTCTTTTCGGCTTCCAAAAAGAATTCATCTGTCTTTTCGTCATCAAAAAGAAACTTATGAGCATTAAACATTTTGTTTACGAATCGTTCCGCATCCGCACGATCAGTAATCAAAGAGAAGTAATCGATTGGTCTTTTGCTTAAGTCGATCTCAAATGTTTTTCTTTCTGTCATACGTTCGACAATATCTTCGGCTTCTGATTTTCCCATATAGACGATACAGTTACTATGATGATCTGCGGTCATAATATTGGGCTCGATATAACTGTATTTCTTACCTGAGCCCGCTGCTCCGAGTACTAAGACATTCGTATTTGTTTCAGGGCTCAATGGAATTAATACATCTTTTCCGAGCCTTTTCGTTGGACCGCAATATCCACTCGGTAACTGATAGGTTTTAAACTCATAATTTGGTTTCTTAGGTGCACGTAATATATTTTGCTTTTCCTGATTTTTCTTTCTGCTAAATAAAATCATAATCTATATTCCTTTCTGTTTCGTTGTTCATTGTTTTTGTTATCCTAAATATGGATAACGAAAAAGCAAAGGAAACAGAAAACTGTGTTCAAAGGTTGAGATAATGGTTTGGTTATAGTTGAAAAAAAACAGACGATGGGTTCCGAAAACTGCATAACATGTCATAATTACCATCTTGGAACCGCACATAGGTATTCAATAACAACACTAGTGCAAGTTTTGATACGATTTCTCGAATACGAGGTATAGGTTCCAGAGACTGCAGAAAACATTTCGATTACCACTCTGGAACCTATTATTAGTATCACGGGAGTTTATCTCACGTGACCTGTACTCCAAAGGAGTGGGATTCAATAACAACACTAGTGCAGATTTTGATACCACACCTTACGGTGTACAGTTCACTCGAAACAAGTTCTCGTGATACGTTTTTAAGAATACGAAGCATAGGTGCCGAAAGCTGTATAATACACTTCGATTACTGCTTGGAACCATTCATAGGTATTCAATAACAACACTAGTGCAAGTTTTGATACGAAACTAAGAATATAGTTGTATAGGTTTCGAAAGCTATAGAATACTCTTTGATTGCTACCATGTAGCACATATTTAAGATAACAAATCATTAAAACTCAAGGAGGAAACTATATGAGTACATTCAAACCAACGTGGGAACTGAAAGTTGCTGATGCTGAAAAGCCGGAATTAATCGGACAGCTCATCGATATTTTTGAGGACTTCCTGGACGACAAAGGAATCACGACTGATGATATTCCAAATCCAGAACGAGAAGAGGAAGACGACTGTTCCGCTATCATCTATGGTACCGATTATGATGTTCTGGCAGATAAAATTGCTTCTGTCTTAGGTTTCGAACGATAACAAACAAAAATTGAGACTGGTTAATGCCAGTCTCTTTTTGTTCTTGCTTATTTGTGTTCTCATATTTTGGGCGCTATATATAAGAAAAACCTATAATCAATGATGTTCAATACATGTTTCCTATAACTGGAACGCTTAGTCGAACATCAAAATGATGGTTTCGAAATGTTTGCGTCCGACAAAACACATATTTAGTACAACCAATAAACAACACAAAAAAAGGAGAACAAAAACATGGCAAAGAATAATTTAATCGATATCGAACTTATTAAACAGTATGTTGATATCACAGAAGAGGAACTGATGATGCGTCTTGTAAAGGATGCCGTTGGTTTACAGAAAGAAGCCGAAAGGAACAAACGCCGTAAAGAAATGGAAGATAGACTTGCTGATCCAGACTTCCGGAAATATGTGCTTATGTTCTGGTGCGACTATAAGTACATGTCCCAGTATTTCACAGACGATGAGATTGTTGCAGCGGCGGCTCGTTATATGAGTAAATCTAGTCTGTCAACAGAAATCGCTGTTCCGGGAGCAAGACCAGAAGGAGAACCTATTGGTTACTGTACTGCTATTTACAAAAGTCAGGGATATTCTGAATTTACAGAATATAAAGGTTCCTGGGCGCGTAAAGTCCGGAAGCCTGCGACTTTTTATATTATAGCAAATAGCTATCAGTGTGAATCTGGGGATGTTTCGAAGTACTTATTGATGAGACGCTTACCATACCTGAAAGATTGTTTTAAGATTGACGTGTACAAAGATTTCAGTTTCAATGACTGGATCTATATTGGCTTTCCAGAGGAAACAAAAGATGGAAAAGTGATAGCACATTCCCTGTACACTCCTATCTCGGCTTTGATGGGAAAAGATGCACAGGCAATTATTGACTGTCATCTGAAATACTGGCACGATTACGGTTTCGGTAAATACGACGCCAGAGAAAAGGAATTCATTGAGCGTGATGACGTTCAGGCGTTCCTCAAGAAAGTTGCCGAATAAGTTCCTAAACCTGGAGAAAGACATGCAGCGATTGTTGTGTGTCTTTTCTTTTGTCTCTTTCGAGCACATATTTAGGATACCAAATAAAATAGATCAAACGAAAGGAGATCAAAACAATGGGTAATATTAATAAAACAGGACTTGGTAACTCTAATGACGGAAATGATGATTTCAATCCAGCACCACTTAACATTGAAGATATCATGCAACTTCGAATCACTAAAGTAACGCTTCGAAAGCTGTATTTTGATTACGAGGATCGGCATTTTGCGATTATCGATGTCAGTGATTTTTGCAACTCTTTACTGTACTTCTATGAGCGAATTTTCACAAACGATTATGGGTTTGTGAATATGAGGTTCATAAACTCTACTGACAAGTCAATTCGTATTTCATGGTTTATCAGAGACGTATCCAAACGTCACCCACTTACTATAACTTATAGTAATCTCGATCGTGAATATTTTGCAAAGGCTCTTACAGAACTTGGATTTGCGACCAGTTTATACGAAGACGAATGGGCAGAAAAGAAACAGAAGATCGATGATATCAAAGCAGAAATTGCAAGACTTAATGACCAGATTAAGGATATCAATGATGAATTCTTTAAAACATCTGGTCACGGTTCAAAATCCTACACAGATGAGACAATTAGAGCTATGATACTTCCGCAGATTTTGGGAAGAGATTTCCCATACATGAAAGATTATGATCATGTTTGGGAAGAAAAACCGATTTCTAATCCTAATTTGCGCTGGAATGATCCAGAAAGGTATACCGACATGATTTCTGTTGGATTCCCAGAAAAATCTGAAAACGGGAAAACCACATACCATCGTCTATATGTGCCAATCAATGCACTTATAAACAAAGATGCATTATCAGTTTTGTACTTTCATCGGAAATATTGGAAAAAGTACAATCCTGATACAACAGAAGCCGAGAATCCAGTCTCCAGACGTGAAGCAACGACAGCTTTGGATATTACTTCTCATTCTTACAGAGAGGCTTTGGCTTCAAAATCTGACCTCTCCTTATTTACAGATGAGAAGGAAGAAGAATTCCTGAAACGTGATGATGTACAAGAGTTTCTCAAGAAAGTTGCCGAGTCCAAATAAATTGTAAACGCAAAGGAAGACATGCAGTTATTACTGTGTGTCTTTTCTTTTTGTTATTTCGCTTTCTTCAATCCCATATTTAATACAACAAATAAATGCATACACATTCAAGGAGGAATTGAACATGCGTATTTTAAAGAATGATACTGCAGACTTCAGTATCGAAATCAAGAATCTTGACAACCTTTACATTGCAAAGGTGACCGAAAGTCATATCAGATTTGTCTATGATGGAAAGCGTTATATTCTGTCAAAAGACGATTCGGATGACGAGTTTATGACTCTTTATAAGGTAGTATCAAAAGATACTCTGCGTGAAATCAGTACGCAGATTACGTCTCTTGATATCTGTCTTCTGGTCAGAGATTCATCAAACTCTGATGCAAACAAAGAGTATTTCGCAAGAATGCTTACAAAGTTAGAGTTTGCCACAGGTATGTACGAATCTGAGTATGCTTCTAAAAAAGCAGAACTCGAACAGATTCATGCGGATATGATGATGGATCTTGACTCTGATTTTGATCCCAGAATAGCAAAATTTCTGGGAGTCTGCTGTTAAACAAAAGAAATTGAGCCTGCTTTTTAGTGGGCTCCTTTTTGTGTCCGGATTATTGGACTCGATATTATAAAACTAAATAAAAAGACACGAGCTGACGCCCACGAAATACCTGGCTACGAAAAGAAAAGAGCCCACCATGAAGGCAAGCTCTTTCCTTTTATGCACCGATCATTGGGTTGACGTATGTTACGCCAATGTATACGCCGCCAGCGATAAACACAAGCAGCATACCAGCCGTCAGCAAACTCTTACCAAGAGCCTCTGCATCGTAACTATATTTGATACGACAGACTGCTAACAAAGCGACACCGATGATTGATAAAATAGCTCCAACGGTTAATAAAAATAATAACATTTTAATTCCTCCTTATATGTGTACGTTTTGTTTGTTGTCCTAAATATGTGCTTCGTTCGAACACAATTACAACAGATACCGTAATTTTGTAGCCGATCATTCGTTGCCCTCTCTTTTTGTGTCCGATTTATTGGACACTATATATAAAATCAACTTCAGCGGACACGAAATAACGACAACGAAAACATCAGGCTACGAAAAGAAAAGAGCCCGCCATAAGGCAGACTCTCTTTTTCTTGTTAATCGTTGTCTGTGTTCCATGGTAACTTGATAACCTTTTCTACATCGACAACTTTCTCGTTATGATACCAGGATGTCCATGGATTGTACGTCCAGTATTTATCTTCTTTGACTTTCTGATTCCATTCAGAAACATCTTTGATTGCTAATATTTTTGCAGCATCATCGTTTCCTGCATCCGCAATCTTTACTTCGTTAAGCAAAGCGTTGTATCTGATCTCGTTTTTCATAATCTTTGAGTCTGTTCCAATATGAGCTAAAACAAAGATGATAAAGGAAACGAAAACAACCCAAAACGCAATGGATGATAACCTTTCTGCTATTTCACCAATGCTTGTAAACATCGTTTCTGTGTATACGATATAGAAAACAATCATAGCAATAAGTGCGACTAAAAAGATAAGCATAATAATATTCTCCTTTTCTTTGTGTGTAATTGTTGGTTATCTTAAATATGTATTTCGTTCGGGTTTAATAACAATAGGTACACTGACTGTGTAACGGATCATTCGTTGCCCTCTCTTTTTGTATCCGATTAATTGGAGATGAAATAACGGCAACAAAAACATCTAGATACGAAAACATCTTGCTACCAACCAAAGTATATACATCCGATAGCAATGATAATTATCTCCAATATAGCGACACCACGATCTTCAGAACCAGATAGAATACCAAACAAAATAGTTCCAACAAGCAAAACACCAAATATAGCATCTAACATAATATTTTCTCCTTACATACGTACGTTTGTTAATAGTTTATTTTCCTATCATTAATAAGGCTCATTTTTTGAAAACTTCGTCAGATTTCTTAAGATTTCGGATCCGTTTCTTCTGTAACCAAAAGAAAAAGAACCCACATATTTGTATTCAGATTCTTTTCTCTTTCGTTTTTGGTTACATTTTGGCGGATCCTATTCGTTCGGATTCTCCAAACCGAACGCAGACCAGTCGTCATCCGTTCCTTCGTTTTCTAATGATAAACGATATGAATCGACGTCAAGAATTGCATCGACCATAACATAGGAGTAGTTCTGATCTCCATTTTCGTCCTCAAAGGATAATCTCATAGTATTGTATTCCCCAAGGGTAAAACCATAATACGATGTAATACATCCAACAGCTACTCCATTCTTATCGTACAGACGATTAATTTCTTTATCATCTGGATTTCGATAATAGATATGCCATGTGTCATCGTACTTTACAAAAACCGGTTCTAAGGAATCAGATACTGATTTTGAATCTGCTCTCTGCTCTGTTATTTGAGTGCTTTCGTTTGAATTCTCGCTAAGATCAGAATAACATCCGGTAAGATACAAAGACATGATCAGGACCGCTAAAACCAATAACCCTCTTTTGTTTGTTACATTGTGTTTCATCTTCGTTTTCTCCTTTTATATGTGCTAAATTTATTGGCTATCTTAAATATGGAATGAACTACCGCACACAAATACTTCGGAAACAAAAGAGACCAACCAATCGGTCAGTCTCTAATGTAAGTTTAGTCTACTTTGATATCGGTGCATCTGTAGAAAATCTCCGGATCAAAGTTTGGGAGTTCTTTAATGACATTTTTGTCTTTTTCTGACAGGTTATCCCACCAGTTCTGTCTATCCTCGATTGACGAGTAGTAATCATAGTGATCATCTTTCCCTTTATACACGGTAAGTGAAATATCGGATAATAAAGCTCTTGCATCGGATGCAAACCAATCGATCGGTGCCCAGTCTGATGGTTTATTAAAGAACCTCATCTTTGATTCTGTATCCGTATTGAAACAACCAAAATTGAACGAAGAATAATTCCAATCTCCAACATTTCTATCTCCCTTGTTGTTATCACCTACGTTACTGTCTCCAATGTTCTTGTCTCCTGTGTTTCGATTTCCATAGTTTTCGCAACCTGTATTTTTGTATCCAAGATTTCTATCACCAGAGTTTCTGTGTCCAGAATTTTGATCGCCAGTATTGCAATTTCCCTTATTGCAATCTCCAGAATTACCAATTCCGGAATTATCAAGACCTGTGTTAACAGTCTGTAATACCTCTTCCCAGGAAAGTTCGCGTACGATTTCAAGCTTATTAGTACACGATTTTTCACCATTTGTTTTGATATCTCCATAAGCAACCACTTCAGCAACTTTGTTTTCTGGGTTAAACGAATAATAATTAAAACAATCTAATAACCGGGTACAAAAATGCATTCCGTGACCACAAATTTCAATTTCTCCTTCTTCCTCGAATTTACCAGGACAAGTATATTGCTTTGGTTTAGCTCCTGCTGGTCTACAGGTCCAATTCGAATAAAAAACCTTGTATCCACGTACGGGTCCACTCATCTTTGTTACTTCACTCATTTTGTTTCCTCCTTTTTATGTGTGTTTGTTCTTTGTTATCCTAAATATGGGATAAGACTGTTGCACACAAATACTCTGGAAACGAAAAGAGACCAACCAATCGGTCAGTCTCTAGTGTGAGTTTAATACACTTTGATTCCCGTACATCTATAAAAGATATCTTCATCGAAATTTGGAATCGCAAAGATACATCTCTTTTCAGAATCATCTAATTCATCCCACCACTTTTGAGCCATATTACGGTTTTCATCCTGCGAGAAAACTTTAAGGTATCCGCCTGCTGTTTCATAACTTGGATTTAATTCTTTTTCTTCGGCAGTCATATCCTCTTTGTCTACCCATTGAATCGTTTCCTTTGGCATACTCATCAACAGCAATCTTGCATCTGATTCTAACCAATCGTAATAAGTCCAATCCGATTGTTTGTTGAACAGCATTATTGTTGGTACTTCTGTGTTGAAACAACCGGTGTTGTAAGAAGATGCATTCCAGTCGCCGGTATTAAAATTACCAATGTTGCAGTCTCCTACGTTATTACTTCCATAATTCCAGTTACCTGTGTTCATGTCACCGTTGTTATTATCTCCAACATTTCCAAATCCTGGATTATAATCTCCGGTATTTCTATTGCCTGCATTTTGATCTCCGGTGTTTCTATGACCAGCGTTATAATCACCAGCATTGTTGTATCCGAGGTTGCGATTTCCTGTATTAAAACCTCCAATATTAAAAGTTCCTGTGTTGTGACTTCCAGCATTACCAGATCCAGTATTACTATGACCAGTATTCTTACGTCCTGTGTTGTAACTTCCGGCATTATCGTTACCGGTGTTAGAAAATCCAGTGCAATTATTTCCAAGATTGGTAAGAGCTATCACTTCACTCCATGGAACTTCACGTACGATTTCTAACTTATTGGTACATAATTTGTTACCATATTTCTCACTTTCACTTATAAGAACCTTCCCATAAGCAATCACTTCGGCTACTTTGTTTTCTGGATTGAACGCATAATATTCAAAACAATCTGCTAATTTTTGGCAGAAATGCATTCCATTATGGCAAATTTCAAGTTCCCCTTCTATTTCGAATTTACCAGGGCACGCATATTGCTTTGGTTTGAATCCTAACGGATCACAGGCCCAATTTAACGGATCACAGGTCCAATCTGGATTGAATACCTTGTATCCGTGTATTGGTCCGTTCGTTTCTGTCACTTTACTCATTTTGTTTCCTCCTTTTTGTGTGTGTAATATTTTTGTTATCCTAAATATGTGTCTGATTGCTGCACACTAATACTCTGGAAACGAAAAGAAAGAGACCTCGATTGAAGTCTCTTCCTTGTGTTTTAACTAGTTTGTTTTTGTACACTCATGATATCTTTCTCTTAACATGTCTGTTGCAATCTGTCTTGCAATTTCGAATCCCTCACAGAATCGTTCATCTACAGCGTCGATATCTTCCTCATCATACTTAAGGTCACGCATAATCTTTTTGATATCATCAATTCCTCGCTGTTTTCTATGACGACTGTTATATACAGGCATTTTGTCTATAAGCATAAGGTAATCAGGAATACGCTTCAGTGTTTCACCTCTATCGATGTTTTCACTGTCGGGTTTTTCGACTACGGGTTCGTTATTGTCGGATACATCTGTTTTTAATACCCCTACTCTGATTCCGGTACATTCGTAAAAGATATCAGGATCAAAGTTCGGAATCGCTTTAATGGTATCCTTCTCCGTATCCGAAAGATTATCCCACCAATATTGAACACGACTACAATCATCCTGTATTTTTAAGAATCCACCTGCTGTTTTATAACTTGGATGCCTGTCTTTTTCTTTTTGAGACATATCTACTTCGAACACCCAGTCAACATTGAACCCAGGCATCTGGTTTAACAAATATCTTGCGTCCGAACAGAGCCAGTCTTCATAAGTGATGTTTGACGGCTTATCGAACATCATGATCTTGTGCTCTTTTACATTGAAACAGCCAGAATTATTAGATGACTGATTCCAGTCACCTGCGTTTCTGTCTCCAAAATTATGATCACCACTGTTTTTACTGCCGGTGTTATTATTTCCGGAATTGTATTTTCCTGCATTTTTCGATCCTGAATTATAACTTCCTGTGTTTTTGCGACCAGAATTATAATTTCCAGAATTTTCATAACCTGTATTTCCTGTACCTACGTTATAGGAACCTACATTACCGCTTCCAATATTTTGACCACCTGTGTTGTTACTACCGAAATTGTTATTTCCGGTATTAAAGTCTCCAGAATTTCTGTGTCCGCAATTATATGATCCAGAATTTCCGTTGCCTGCATTTCGATTTCCTGAATTAAGACCGCCTGTATTCTCAAAACCGGTACAAAGATTACCCATATTGACAAGATGCAATACTTCATCCCATGAAAGTTCGCGAATTATCTTGAGCTTATTGGTACACGACTTATTACCATCTGTTATAACTTTTCCATAAGCAACCACTTCGGCTACTTTGTTTTCAGGATTAAAGCTATAATAAGAAAAACAGTCCGATAAACGTGTACAAAAATGCATTCCATGTTCGCTGAGATCGAGATGACCCATTTCTACAAACTTTCCAGGACATGAATATTGTTTTGATATCGCCCTATCATTTGGTCTACAGGTCCAATCCGGATAAAATACCTTGTATCCGTGTATTGGTCCATTTGTCTCTGTCACTTTACCCATTTTGTTTCCTCCTTTTTTTGTGTGTGATGTTTTTGTTATCCTAAATATGTGTCTGGCTGTGGCACACAAAAGAACCGGAAACAAAAAGAGACCAACCGATTGGTCAGTCTCTAGTTTGTGATTAATTTACCTTGATTCCTGTACATTCGAAGAAAATATTAGGATCAAAGTTTGGAATTGCTTTAATGACAGCTTTGTCGGAATCCGAAAGATCATTCCACCATTTTTGTCTACCATCTATGTTGTTAATAACCTTCAGGTATCCACCTGTTGTTTTGTAAGTTGGGTAAGAAGTCTTCTCGTCATCGGTCATACAAGCTTCTTTTTCCCATTTTGTTGATACGTCTGGCATACTGTCTAACAAAGCGCATGCATCGCTATCCTGCCAGTCAGTATAAGTCATGTTAGAAGGCTTATTGAACATTATGATTTTGTGTTCTTCGGTGTTGAAACAACCAGAATTGTGAGATGATTTATTCCAGTCTCCAGAATTAGAATCACCAAGATTCCGATTGCCTGTATTTTCAGCTCCCAGGTTAAAATGTCCACTATTAAGATCACCTGTGTTATTATCCCCCGTATTACAGTTACCAATATTTTCGTCACCGGTATTATAATATCCAGCATTTTTACATCCAGTGTTATTACTGCCTGAATTTTCATAACCTATATTAAAATCACCTGAATTACAATCACCAGAATTCCAACCACCGCTATTATAAGAGCCAGTGTTTTTGTTTCCTGAATTTTGAGATCCTGTATTATAATGTCCAGAATTTTGGTTTCCAGAATTCCAATATCCTCTGTTATCATCGCCAGTGTTGAAATCTCCAGTATTATAATCTCCAGAATTCAAATTCCCAGCATTTTCATTTCCAGTGTTTTTTAACCCAGTACAGTCATTGCCAGTATTAACAAGATCTAATACTTCTTTCCAGGAGAGCTCCCGCACGATTTCGAGCTTATTTGTACATGACTTATCACCATCTGTTACGACATCACCGTAAGCGATTACTTCGGCAACTTTGTTTTTACTGTCAAAGCCATAATAATTAAAACAGTTTGCTACTTTTTGACAGAAATGCATTCCGTTGCCACAAACTTCGATTTCTCCTTCTTCCTCGAACTTGCCTGGACATGTATACTGTTTTGTATTCCCGCATGGACTGCAAGTCCAGTCCGGTCTAAATACCTTATATCCGTGTACAGATTCATTCTTTTTGGTCTCATCACTCATTTTGTTTCCTCCTTTATGTGTACTTAATTATTTGTCTTAAATATGGGACTGGACTGCTACACACAAAACATCCGGGAACAAAAAGAAAAGAGACCTCATATGTGAGATCCCTTGTTCTGTTTAAAGCTGGTTTTCGATTGCTCTTAACGCGCTATACAAAATACGTCCTTCTTCTGTGACTGTAAGCACGTTCATATACGGAATTGTCGGTTTTTCTAAGTACTGTTCCAACTCTGTTCCTGCAACCTTATCAGACATCTTGTAATACTTGTTTGATAATTCGTCGTAATTCGGAAATGGTCGTGATTCGATCTTGAAGATATCACTCCAGGAATCCTTTATATAAGGTTTCACTTCATCGTAACCACTTCTTTTCTCCAAAAAGATATGTTCGTTTTCTTTGATTGCATTCGTACAATCTAAAACCTCAAGAGCATCATCTGCCTTCCAGATTTTATCAAAACATTCAATTGCTGTTCTCGGCTGTGTTTTGAAAAATTCATCAATCTGGTCAAACATTGGGAATTCCCAATCGAAAAGACTTATCATGCAAAGCATTTTTAACATCTTTTCCTGATTGCCTTCTCTTAATCCATATCTCTTCTTGATTTCTTCTTTGCTCATTCTTATCATTTTTGTTTCCTCCTTGTTTGTGTGTCCATCGTTATCTTAAATATGGGATAAGATTATTACACACAAAGTAACCGGAAACGGAACATGTTTGCAACTGAAAGAAAGAGCCCGAAATGTCTGAATTTATCAAACATTTTAGGCTCTATACTTTAGTTAATCTTCTCCGTACATGCAGATTTCGCCCATGTACTTACAATTAGCACAATGTTCGTTGTACCATCGCATCCAGTCTTCCCGTGTGAGTTCGTGCGTTACGTTCGCTTTTGTCCAATAATCTTGATACATGAAATCGCAACTGTTGGACATATCTTTTTTCTCTGGCATACTTGTTTCCTCCTTGAATTGTGTGCTTTATTGGTTAACCTAAATATGGTACTAACTACTGCACACAAAAACACCTGAAACAAAAGAGAGACCAACCAAAAGGTCAGTCTCTGATTTTTGTTAGGACTCAAGCTGTACATTTACACCAGTACATTTATAGAAAATGTCTGCGTCAAAATTCGGAATTGAAAGAATTGTCTTCTTTTCAGAATCATCTAATTCATCCCACCACTCTTGAACCATATTACGGTTTTCATCCTGTGAGAAAACTTTAAGGTATCCGCCTACTGTTTCATAACCTGGATTTAATTCTTTTTCTTCATCAGTCATGTTGTCTGACCAAATCCATTCAACTGTACGATTTGGAATATCGTTCAGCAGATGACACGCTCTACTTTTTAACCACTGACTATAAGTCCAGTTTGATGGTTTGTTGAACAGCATAATTGTTGGCTCTTTTGTATTAAAGCAGCCATTATTATAGGAAGACAGGTTCCAGTCGCCAGTATTTCGGTTTCCAATGTTTCGATTTCCGGTATTATAATTTCCAGAGTTATAATTTCCAGTATTACTCTTTCCTCTGTTATTGTTTCCGGTATTATTATTTCCTGTATTTTCATAACCTGTATTGCGATCTCCTACATTCTTGCGTCCAGTATTATGATGTCCAGTATTTTGATCGCCAGTGTTGTAATCACCGTCATTGTAATTACCTATATTATAATCTCCTGTATTTGACTTCCCGGTATTATAACATCCTGCGTTATAATCTCCTGAATTTCTGTACCCAGAATTGTAATGTCCAGTATTATCATAGCTGCTGTTATGGTTTCCTGTATTATGGTCTCCAGTGTTATGATCTCCTACATTTCCGCGTCCTGAGTTGTAATAACCTACATTCCGGTCACCCTCGTTGTCAGAACCAGAGTTATAATTTCCAGTATTACATTCGCCTGTGTTACCAATTCCAGTACAATCCTTGCCGATATTAACAAGACTTAAAACTTCTTCCCAGGAAAGTTCCCGAACAATTTCAAGTTTGTTTGTCCAACATAGCGTACCATGTTCACTTTTTCCAATATCGCCGTAAGCTATTACTTCGACTACATGAGTATTGCTATCAAACTTGTAAAATCCAGATTTGAAATAACCAATTGGGTTCGTACGAAATGTCATTCCACGTTTTTGGACATCCATTTCGTCGTCTTCAAATCTAGCTGGACAAGTATATTGTCCCTGTGCATCATGTTCTCGGGGATTACAGGACCAGTCAGGATTAAATACCTTGTATCCATACGCTCTGTCGCTTAATCTTGTAACATTAATCATTTTTCGTTTCCTCCTTTATTGTGTGTGAGTTCTTGTTATCCTAAATATGGGACTAAACTACTGCACACAAAAGAAACGGAAACAAAAAGAAAGAGGCCTCAATTGAAGTCTCCTCTTTGCATTTTTAGTCCGCTCTGATTCCTGTGCACTCGTAGAAAATATCAGGATCAAAGTTCGGAATCGCTTTGATGGCATCCTTCTCCATCAGAGAAAGATTATCCCACCAAGACTGAATAAGATCCAAGTTTTTCAGTCTTTTCAGGTAACCGCCTGCTATTTCATAAGTCGGATGCAACTCTTTTTCTTCATCAGTCATATCCTCTTTATCTACCCATTCGACTGTTCTTTTTGGCATCTGAGTTAACAAAAACCTTGCATTGGATTCTAACCAATAACGAAAAGTCCAATTCGATGGTTTGTTAAACATCATAATTGTTGTTTCTTCTGTGTTGAAACAGCCGGTATTAAAAAATGATTTGTTCCAGTCCCCGGTATTCCAGCTGCCAATGTTACAGTTACCAGAATTATGTTTTCCAATATTCCAGGTTCCGGTGTTGCTGTCTCCACTGTTGTAGTCACCTGTGTTGTAATTCCCTTCATTACAATCCCCAGCATTCCAGTCCCCATCGTTTCTGCCTCCAGCATTACCTTTTCCAGCATTAGCACATCCAGTGTTACAGTTTCCGGAATTACGACCTCCAGTATTATAATCACCTGTGTTGTAATTTCCAGTATTACTGTCACCAATATTACGGTCACCGGTATTCCAGTCTCCTTCGTTACAAGCTCCAGCATTCCAGTTCCCAGCATTTTCGTTTCCCGTGTTACGTAAACCAGTACAATTTTTTCCAACATTTACGAGGCTTAGTACTTCCTCCCATGGGACTTCACGTACGATTTCCAGCTTGTTAGTACACGATTTGTTACCGTCTGTTATAACATCCCCATAGGCGATCACCTCGGCAACCTTGTTTTTGCTGTTAAATTCATAATAATTAAAACATTTGGCAGCTGTTTGACAGAAATGCATTCCATGTTCGCAAATTTCAAGTTCTCCTTCTTCTTCGAATTTACCTGGACAGGTATACTGTTTGCTTGAACCCCCGATTGGTTTACATGTCCAATCTGGATTAAACACTTTGTATCCATGTACAGGTTCACTCATTTTTGTTGCTTCACTCATTTTGTTTCCTCCTTTATTGTGTGTGTGTTTGTTATCCTAAATATGGGTTAAAACCATCGCACACAAAAACACTGGAAACAAAAAGAGACCAACCCCAATATAAAGTCGATCTCTAATTTGCTTAGCCTTCCATAGTACTATTTGAAATATCGAGGCTGGCTTTCAATGCATTCATCAGATTTCTAGCAATCGCTTCTGCCATATTAACTGGTACTGCGTTTCCGATCATTTTGTATCCATTATTCACATTTTCATACATGAATTCAAAATCATCCGGAAACCCTTGTAGTCTTGCTACTTCTCGGACGCTCATTCTTCGATACCGATCTTTAGCACCCGGGACAAAACAGTACGAATCTTTTGATATCTGCTGCATTTTTGGTGCGTTTGGATGTATCTGACATTGGCGTCCGGATGCCTGCACTGTAAAACCAGGCTCATCCCAGCTGCGGACACGGTTTCTGGACATAAATACCGGAGAATAACTATCAACATAATATTCATGGTTATTAACCGCTGCAGGATTACGTTTGTTTCTTGCAAGTGTTGGAACAGCATTGTCTCGTAAATCCCAAATAGCATCCTTCAGTGTTACAATATGTTCTGGATCTCCGTCTGGAAATACAAATGAAATATCAAGATCAGTTCGGATGCCAATATAGAAGATCCGTTCTCTCGTTTGCGCTAATCCATAGTTACAAGCATTTGTTTTGTATACGGAAACGTTGTAACCAGACTCAGCAAACAAAGAAAGGATCCGATCAACCGCATCCGCATGTTTCTTTGATATCATCCCGGGAACATTCTCAGCTACAAAGAATTGTGGTCGAAATTCCCGGAGTACACGAATATATTCAAAGAAAAGCTGTCCTCGCTTATCTTCAATTCCTTTTCCGGATCCGGCTACTGACCACGACTGACATGGTGGTCCGCCTATAATTCCTGCCAATTGTTCTCCTGGTCGCAACCTAAGATAGGGTTCAAGATCTGATTTAGTTACATTTCTGATGTCGCCTTCAATTAGATGCGTATTTTTATGATTTCGTTTGTACGTTTCCCAGATTGTGGCATCGAATTCATTGGCGACCGGAATTTCGAAACCGGCTCGTTCGAACCCGAGATCCATTCCGCCACATCCAGAAAACAGGCTGATTATTTTATAACTCATATTTAGGTCTCACTTTCTAATTTGATGACCTAAATATGGGTTGAGTGCTCGTTTGCTGACTTAATTTCGTTTTAGTTCAAGTTCTCTAAAAACTTCATCTCTGGAAGTACCGCATTTAATTAGCGGTACAGACAATAAAGAGCATTTCGTTCGTATGCTGATAAAGCTTGGTCTTGTTACAGGTATCTACGAACAGGAATATATCGATATCGTAAATGTCAAAAACGAGATAGAGGAGAAAAACTTGCGTGACGATCACTGGTTCCCGGAACAGACCTCGGATCAGTTTGAATCGTAACAAAAGGAAAGAACACCTGTTAGAATCTCATATGAGATTCCGATGGGTGTTCTTTTGTTGTTTACTGTTTACAACGGTTTAACAGCAGAAACTGTTATGTTTCATCTTTTACTAACTGTTCCATAGCTTCGTTCATGGCCGCACGTAATCGTTCTGCTGTCTCAAGAAGATTAGATACCTTAGCCATACTGTCTGAACCGTTTAAGATGCCTGCATACGCACATGTTGCTTTTCCGTACTGGTCAAAAAACAATGTTGCGTCAATAGTGCCACAAAACAGTCGTTTTGCAACCATACCATAATACAACTGGTCGGTAGCGATTTTGTCTGCTTTTATTGACTTGTTGTTTGGAACGAACTGGAATGTAGAATCGTTAATTTTGATACTATTACAAGCCTGCGTAAAAGCTCGCTTCTGTAAGTCGACCAATTCTCTACAATCTTCCCTTCCGTCTAATACGTTTTTTACTTTGTTTAAGTAATACTCTGCTGCTGTCATTTTTGTTTCCTCCTTGAATTGTATAGTTTTATTTGCTTCGTACTAAATATGTGTCAAAAATGAGGAAACTAAAACAAAGAAACTAATCATCATACAAATTATTCTAACTGATCCAATTATAATCCATAACAATGAAAGTATACCTTTGTCCTTGTAAAACGTTTGATATCGTGTCTACGGATACAAACCCCGAACCTTTAGTTTCGAACCATTCGACGTCTATTATTGAACGTTAGTAGTTCAATAATCATAAATCAAGTACTCAAACCCAGAAACTTTAGCTTCTAGGGTTAATTTTGTTTTCATTTCCTTTGTGTGCATCATTCGTAACTATTTGTTTGCACACGTATCAGTCGGAAACAAAAACAAAGAGGCAGCCAACTTGATTCTTATGTTTCGTTTCTGCCTCTGTTTCACCTTATTTTGTTGTCGCTTTCTTTGCAACGATCCATTTGTTACTGATTGTTGGATCGTATATTAGTTCTTGTTCTAATGACATCGTTTGAATATTGAATCCTTTTGGAAGTTCCGCAATTTCGTTAATAAAACGTATCGTTTCAAAATTTCTTGTACCTAAACAGATAACCGTCTGTACCGTTTTAATTAGCGTTTCAATTAGCTCATACCAAGATTGTGGATACATTTCTTTTAATTGCGAAATACATTGAATCAAGTAATCGATACTCATTCCACATGTTCTTGCAAGGACACACAAGCCTGTATCTATATAACACATACTCGCTTCGTCAAGTATAACCTTTACTATACGTGTGTCACTCTCATTTGCGAAATACTGTTTGCGGTACTGTTTGATAAAGAAATTCATAAACAAGATTGAATACAAGTCACATTCTAATGATCGTGTCACAACCACTGCAATGTTATCCTGAGTTCTAAGTTTATCGATGATTTCTGTAATATTTGTTTCGTTATCTGACATCAAATCTTCCAATAACATCTTACAGGTAATCAACGTATTCATTAACATTTTTGGTGCATTTATATATAAACGCTCTTTGTTTTGATAAAAGAATTCCAGTGCAAGTGCTTCGTCTCTGTTTTTGAGCTCAAGATGTGCGTCACAGATTTCCTGTAATTCACGAAGATTATCCGTTACTTCATCATAAGAACACGACCCTTTTTTAACTGCTCTCATAACCTCATTTGTCATGACTTTCATTTCAAGCTGTTCGAAAAATTCGTCTCTTTGTCCTTCTCTTCTGTTTCGAACCTGGTTTACTTTGCATAATGCCTCAACAAATTCTGCTGCTTCCTCTTCATTTGTAATCAATTTAAAGTAGTCTATCGGATGTTTGTCTAAATTTAATTCGATTACATCATATCCCGGAAGCAATTCTTTTACATGATCAACATCGATCTTGATACCATGAATCAGGAAATTACTGTCTTTGTTTGCATATTTCAGGTTCGGATCAATATAGCAGTAATTTTTTCCAGAACCCGGTGCTCCGATTACTAATGTATTACTGTTATGATTTAAGTTTGTAACTACTTCGACATCTTTTCCAAGAATCTTAAACGCACCGTCGTAGCCTTTTGGTAACTTATGCTGCATATTGTGTTCCTTATTTATTTTACTCTTTTTGATTATATTATCTGTCTTTTTGTTTCGTTTTGTAAATAATACCATACAATTCGCTCCTTCTTGAATGTTTCATTTGTTTGTTACCTCTTAAATATGGATAAGAATGAAACAAAGAAATCGGAACGTGTGACTATCAAAATGTATTCCTTTGTAAATGAGTCGCACATGTTTAGATATCGTAATGAATCAAAGAGAAAGATCCCGGTTGTTTCTGGTACTTGTATCACACCTATTCATGAGTTATATCATGACTTTGTAACAACAATAAGGCTCATTATTATTTCGATTCGTGAGTAATGTCAAAGTATTCGTATTTTCTACACAACCAAATAAATATATCCAACATAATGTCTTCGTAAACAAAATGAACAGGTGAATTCGGCATAACAATAGCAACTTTTGTTTCGGTTTTTAGTTTTGTTATGCAGTCAGTAAGAATATTATTACATTCTGAATGAATGTTATGTTCTAATACCAACGGATTGTACACCTGAGCTATCAGCAACAAACATGTCGTTAGTAATGTTCGAAATCGAATTTCATTCATTTCTGGTTTCGATATTATATCATTATACGATCGAAGCATCGACGACGGTATTGATTCGTTGTTTTCAGATCGTTCATAACTCTTTTTAAGTTCAGAATTTAATAATTCAAAGACATTTTTAAATGAACAATTCTTTCTTGCTAATGTTTCTTCTATTGCGTTAACTAAAAGCTGTTTCTCCATTTCGTCATAAATAGTTTCTTTGTATGAGTCGGATACAACTCTGTCGTTTTGAATCAAAAGATCCACAAACCATTTCGCTTCCTGTTTGTTTGTAATCAATGAGAAATAATCAATAGCATGTTTCATCGGGTTTAATTCGATTACTTCATAATCCGGAAGCAGTTCTTTTACTTGGTCCGCGTTTGCTTTTGGGTCATGAATCAGAAAATGGTGATTCTCTGCTGCTATCTTTGTAATTGCGTTACGATATTCATTCGAGATTATGAATATTTTTGTTTCCTGCATAATACGCATACTTTCCTTTCCTGGTGTTTCGTTTTCCATTGTTTTAAGCCCAAAGTAATTGACAATCCAGGACTATTGAACTACTAATGTTCAATAATAAACGACTATTGAACTACTAACGTTCAATAGTATTAAGCTTCATGTCTGATATTAATCAGGCTCACAATCTGGAAAACTCGTCAGGAAATTACAAAATATTTCTAATTATTTTGTATACGAACGGAGTTTCCTCTGCATACCATAAGGTGGCAGTTGCCACTCCTTATTTCCTATGTGATATTTGTTATTCTGTGTATAGTATTAATAACTGATAATTTCCTTCCTGTTTCGTTTCCTGTTGGTGTTAATCACTAACGCTATTTTAGGTTCTATTGAACAAAGAAAGCCTGTATCCATAATTTGAACACAAGCTTTCCATTTCTAGTTATCTGTCTTCGAAATCATCAAAATCTTCATCGTATTCTTCTATTTCGATTCCATCTGTTTCGGGTGTTTCGATTCCGCTGCCAGCATCGTTAAGAATACGTTCCTGAATCAATTCATCTACATAGTTAGCAAGTTCGATAGCATCACCTAAACCCATTTCCTGTCCACGTGGAGAACCAGCAATTCCGGCATGTCCTCCTGCTAACGGTCCCCATGCTGCCTGAACGATTTCGCATGCATTTAATCCGATTGCGTTTTCATCGTAAAATGAGAGTGTAATATCTTTTCTTGTACTGTTATAAGAAACGATTGCAGGACTTACTCTGTTAAATACCGATGATTCATAATTCACGTTGCAGAACAGATTTTTTGTTGAAAATACTCTTACGTTTGGGCTGTCCAGATATATGCATTTTTCTACTTTATCGTATATATCCTGCTTCCATTTGATACCGGCTTCAATCATTTCGTTATGACGTGGTCTGTCTTCGTTTACGATATCCGAAATCGCATCAGCCGTATCGAGAACCAGATTTGTAATATCTACAGCACCGCTGCTTCTTCTTAAATCTGGTACTGCCTTGTCCGTGTAATTGTAAAACGCATTTAATTTATCCTGAATATCCTGTGACAACTGGTTCATATTTTTTGGTTTCGGTCCGTTTAAATCGATAAATTCTGCTGCTTTCCAAAATTCTGGATTATCCGGTTTCGTTCCCATTAATGCCATGATGCCGCCCATTGAATCGAGATCAAGATGGGATACTAAAATTTCGCCATCGGTTAAAACGGGAACGTCTGACCAGTTACAAGGTGCTGGATTCGAACTTCTTGTTCCGTGATGTGCCATGGTAATCACACTACCGGTCATACACTCTGCTCCGTACTCTGCTTCGACTGTTGCCTTTACGTTGTGTTCTTTTGCGTAGTTTACTGCATCTTCATAGGATGCACATAAGATAACTTTCAAGTTGTTACTCATAATCGTCTCTCCTTTTTGTGTACTGATTCGTTATCCTAAATATGGATCAAAAGGCAGCATATTAATATATTCGTAACCAAAAAGAAAGAGCCCGAAATACCTGAATGTGTCAGATATTAGGGGCTCGATTCTTCCGGTTACGATTAAATATTCTGCCTTCGTAATGTGCGCTTTAGATATCGTAACTCTGGGTTCTAACTCTTCATCTAAAGATGAGGGAGTCCTTGATTTCGATCAATTAGAGATCATCTCCTGGATCAAAATCTTCAGTTCCGTCTGATAATAACGGTTTGTTTGGAACATCATTGATTTCGTCGCCCACTGATGAGACGTCGATTACTGGATCTCCACACAAATAATCCTGCACTGTTTCAACGACCTTATTTAAGGCGTCCAAATATGCATTACAGTCTGGTGCAAATACCAGATTTTGTGTGCCCTTATAACATACTGCAACGTTCTCTCTTGTCAGCACACCAGTCACCGTATACTCTCCATCTTCTACGGTTTCCATTTGATTCTGCAACAGATTTCCGATCTCTTCCATATCTCCGCGCAATCGGATGTGAAAATGGATACCGCTTTCGTTATCCGTAAAGCTTGATTTGATCAGTGTGTCTTCAGATCTTTCTACGTTTTCTTCGTATTCGTTCTGAATATAGGTGCTATTGCGATGATCACATCCATTGATACTTAATGATTCGTATTCGACTGTACCTGTTGACTGACCAAGATCAGCCATCAAAGCAGCGAGTGATTCTTCAATCTGTTCTTTCTGATCCTCGCTCATGTTTCCTTTTATGTTTCCTTTTAGAACGACACCGACTTCTCCGCCATCAGGACATCCCCATGCCCGATTGTAGACAGCGGCAGCAGGTGCTACACCAACTTCCGAGTAACCGGAAAAACGCTGTCTGATGAAGGGAATAGCTTTTTGGATGGCCAAATCTGGCGTAAAATAGACCGTATTATCATATCCGGGATTCACACCGAGCATTACAGACCAGCGTGTGATTTGGTTTTGGTTTTGAGTTGTTTTTGATGCCATAAGTTTTTACATTCCTTTCTGATTATTGTTAGTATAAATATGGGATGAATCAACGTATTGAATACTCGTGATGCCGTAGTTTTTATAGCCTTTTGATCTACCTTTTAGCCAGTTTTTGATCGTTTGTCTTGAGGTATTTAATTCTTTTGCCAATGATATTCTATTATCATATTTTATTTTGTTTCCATCTTCTTTTGTAACAACAAATGGTTTGTATGGTTTATGACCTAACAATCTCGAATGTTGCTCATTTTCATTTCTTGTTACCCATTCGAGATTACTTACATCATTATTTGTGATATCAGTATCCAAATGATTTACTTCTGGAAGGTTATATGGATTTTGTATAAAATGTGTTGCAACTAATCGATGCCTAAAAAATCGTTGTTTCTTCGGATTGTGATTTTTATTGTATAAACAAACACGCATATACCCAATACTATTTTTATCACCTATAACCAAATGTTTTGTTAATTTATTTCGAACGTCTCCATGTTCATTAATCTCATAATATTTTTCCCAACCAATAATATCTTTCCACATTTTCAATACTCCTACTTTATAAGCTATTTTTGTATGTTTCTTAATAAATATGAGTAAGTTCTAAACATGGAAATAACGAATATATCGTATACAAAAAGAGCCAACCAATCGGCTGACTCTTTATGTTTGTATTACATTGATTTACGGTCTTTAATCTCTGCCATCTTAGCATCATTTAATCTAGTCGCCCCATGAACTCTCGAGAATGCAAGATATCCATTCATACGATCGATTTTTGTGATATTTCGGCTACCACATTTTGGACATACATCTGCCATATCAATCTGTTCATATCCGCAATCATCACAATAGTTCAAAGCGAGGTTTTCTCCTTCATAAAAGCCAAGATCCATAGCTCTGTCAATCAAAGTTCTCATTGCTTTTTTGTTGTATCCAAGAGGATATCTGATGTACTGAATCTTACCACCATTACAAAGATTCCAAAATCTGTTTTCTGAGTCTTGTTTTTGAATTGGTGTAATATCTTCAGTTACATGACAATGGAAACTGTTGGATACATACTCCTTATCACAAACACCATCGATAACATAATCTCCGTCTCCTGTGTGTCTGACTGTGTATCCAGCTGCTTCAAGCTGCTCCATATTTTCACGAACATACTCGCGCATCTGCTTGATCTGCTTTCCACAGAGACTTTCTGCCGGTGTACCATAAATTGCATATAAAATGTGATCTGCCTGCTTGTATTCGTTAACTTTGCGATTGATGTGTTGTAATACTTCAAGTGCAAACTCTCCGTCTTCAGCAATGGATTTCCCATTATAAGCCTGCTGTAATTCATTCAAAGCCGTGATTCCGAAACTGTAGGTTGTTGCTTCCATCAGTTTTTTTGACTCTTTTAACTTCTGATCTGGTCGTAAGTTACCACCATAGAAACCACCCTGTGTGAACCCAAGAGGATTAATGCTCGCTCTCTTTTCACCAAGGAATGCTTTTGTTTTGATATGTAACTGTCTAATCATCTCAAGATAGTAATCAAGTTCTTTCATGAAATCAACGCCACGAGCCTTTGCGTCTAAGTAAATCAATGGAAGGTTCAATGAAATTGCTCCAGCATTAAAACGTCCTTCGAATACAGGTACATCGTTTTCATCTGCTGGTTCAAATCCACCTCTTTCGTAATACGGACTTAAAAACGCTCTACAGCCCATGGGTGATACGACTTTTTTGTATTTTTTGTACATACTCGGAACGTATCCTTCTCCAGAAAGTGATAACCAATCCGGATACATTGTTTTTGAGGAACACTCGAATGCAGCTTCATACACTGGACCTGATCCATTTGTTTCCTTGTCATACAGATATACATATTTCGGGAATAATACAGGTCTCTTTTTACCAGGAGCTCCCTGACCTTCCATATGTACTTTGAACATTGTTACATTACACAGAACACCAAATCTACTGGTATTTAATCCAGATGTAACTGTTACAAATGGGTAGTCGCCCCTGCTGGATCCAACAGTATTAAATTTCATTTCCCAGCCCTGGAATCCCTGTCTGAATTCGTATTCAACCTGCTCCATTGCTGCTTCTTCTGCTTTTTGTTTCGCTTTCTCGATATCAACGCCAAGTTCTTTATATTCCTTCATCCGTTTCTTATAAGTTTTCTCATACGTTTTCTTTGCGTATGGTTCAAGTAAGAAATCTATCTGAGGAATTGTGAATCCGCCATATTGCTGTGAAGCTGCTGACAACACAATATCTGAGATCACATCAAAAGCTACATCCAAAGTGCCAGGTTCGTTGTACCAATCGTTACCCATCTCAAATCCATTTTTTAGCAGGACACCCATTAAGAATAAGCAACAGTTTATGGTAAAAAGTCTCTTATCCTTGTCGTGAAGATAAATAAAACCTTTTGCCTCTGCGGATCTTTCAATCGCGGTTAAAAACTGATTGATATACATCTCTTTACCAAATTCCGATGCAATCAACGCATTCTGTGTTGAAACAAGACTTGAATCTTTGTTTGCGTTTTCTCGATCACCACGATACATTACCGTTTCTGCAAAATTTGCTACGCGATTCATCATCTTCGCAAACTGAGCTTTGAAGTCACGATACTGTCTGTAACTTTTTGCAGTTACCGGACTTGCATCATCCAAAGCCATTTCGACAAATGAGTGTAACTGTTCGACCGTTACCTGATTAAGAGCTTTCGATGCAATAATATCTTCTACAATTTCTACTACCCGATCTTTCTGAGTATCCGACAATTCAACACCAACTCTTGTTGCAGATTTTTCAATTGCTGCTTTGATTTTTGCCGGCTCAAAGGCTTCAATTCCTTTGTCGCCATTTTTGATAACTGTAATATTTGTACTCATATTTATTCCTCCTTTTTAACAAAGGAATCCGCTATGAGTATTCGGACTCCTTTTATTTGTTTATATTTGTTTCAGTTTAAATATGGGATGAATGCTTACAAACTCAGATCATCGATATCATCAATATCTTCATAGTTATCATCTGAAGTAATCTCCTGATCCTGTAATTGGTTTGCATTGAAAACACATTCATCCATTACTGAACCTTTTCGGTCTTCGTACTCATATACACTTGATGTACTTTTCATAAAACCGTCCTCTTTTCTGAGAACTCTTTGATTTGTCGAACCTGCCCATTCATAATTAACGTTGAGTTTTTCCTGCACAAAAGGACCGTCAACAAGCACGTCAATTTGTGATAACAAATCTTGCATGAAAACCGGATCCTGCTGCTGCAGTACTTCTTTTGTGTATCCTGTATATACCCAAACAGTTTTATCTGGCATTTTATCTTTGATTTCTTTTATGAGATTCAACGTTTCATCACGATTGAAAGTTGCTAGTGGATCTCCGCCAGAAAACGTAATTCCGTCAATATACGGCTTCCGTAGAGCTTCAAATAATTCCTGCTTTGCCTCACTGTCAAAAGGGATTCCACTGTTTTTATCCCATGTTTGAGGATTCTGGCAACCTGGACATTGATGAGTGCATCCGCTTTCAAAAAGAACAACACGAATACCGTCTCCGTTTAACATATTGTCCTTCACAATGTCATGATAATTCACAATAAACACCTTCCTTATATTCATAGTTGTTTTGTTATCTGTCCTAAATATGTGTTCTATGTCTCTTCGTTTTCGCTTACATTGGCTCAAATGTCGGCATCCCTTGTATGTACCCCAGAGCTTGTAACCGATCCATTCCGGCGACTTCCTGGTATTCACACCATTTCTTTTCATGTTCACACATTCGTCGCCACTCCTCTTTGGTCACACTCTGATCTGGGTACGATTGAACCGATGCCGCACTTTTTCTCTCCACTTCTTTTTGGTCCCGGATATCTCGTTTGCTCATATCTTTTCACCTCTCTTTCTGTATACTTAAATATGTGTCCGCAAGAGTGCAAACAAAAAGAAAGGGACCAACATAAATTGTCAATCCCTTCGTTTTCCTTATTTCATTGCTTTCATAATAACTTTTTTGATATCTTCGTAAGAGCAACAACACCAAATCTCGTCACCGTTTGGTCCGCCAACCAAAAGTTTTAAATACACTCCTGGTATTCCATCTTTGATTCCTTCATAAATGTATCCAATGTTTGAAACGTTTATCATAGTTCTCACATCTTTCTCCGGATACACAATTTCGATAAATCCTTTCAGAGCTGTAATCATTTTGAAATCCTCCTTTTATTTGCTTATATGTGGTTTTGTTATCCTAAATATGTGATGAATACGCATACAAAAAAAACGGCTATATTTCAAGCCGTTTTCTTTTATTTTACAACCATTCGTTTTCGTTAACAGAACTTATATCCAATGATTTCCCATTCATCGTTGTCGATCTGTTTGTAAACCGGTCGGACACAAAGTCCATCTTCTTTTATGCCAAATCCAGTTCCTGAAATGATTTCGTCTACTTCCCAGCACTGTAAATACTGTTCTCCATTCCAACCACTGAGAGCGATCGGTCTCCCTTCGACCTCTACGATTTCGATGTCTCTGCTTCCTGTCCAAGTTCCAAGTGTTTTCATATTGTTTCCTCCTTATTAATCTTTCCAAAAACAATACAGACAGTTATGAGGACATTTCTTTCTTGGTGTTAAAAGTTCCGTTTTACAGGCAAGACAATGACATCCGTGTCTTCCTTGTGGGTTCTCAGGAAATGTACCATCATATTTAATTCCCATAATCTGCAGGTCCTCTGTACTGATACATCCTTTAATCCGGAATGTGGCTGGGAATTTATATGCGAGTATGTCCTCTGCGCATGTATCAAATTGATAAGGGTACTCACTTAATGCGTTTCCGACAAGATTACGCTGATCATCAGATGGATAGAAACTTCCACCATACATCGGCGTGAATCCAAGTTTTTTATAACGTTCCCGTACATGCGGATACTCATCCACGATTGAAATACGATATCGGATCTCATTTTCAGGCAAACCTAATGAATGGTAGTAATTTAACATCTCGGAAACTCGCTTGACACCCTTCTCAGTTGGGAAAATAGGATCAATACGCAATACCATTCTGCTTGCCGGAAATCCAGACTCAATTAATTTCTTCATCTGTGCAAGCTGCTGTTTGTAGTCCGGAACATTTGGTTCCATTCTTGTGTGTCCCCATCCGGTACATGTACAATGCACTACGATCGGGATCTCACTCATGTGGTTTAAAACCTTTTTGATGAATGTGTCGTTTAAGTTCTTTGTTATAAGGATGACTCCATCGATTTCCTTTAATTTGTTTTCCCATCTGAAGTCGACGCCAGCATCCCCATACTCTGTGATTCCAATTTTCATGTTAATCCTCCTTGTTCTCCTTGTTTTGAATATGTTTTTTATTACTCTAAATATGGTTTTCTGGGAGCCAAACTAATTTGAAAACAAAAAGAAAGAGACCAACATTCCTGCTGGTCTCTGGTTTCTATGTCTTATTCTGTCTCAATCGGTTCCATTATTCTGCCTTTTCGTCCTTGTTCGAATACAGAATACATATAATCACCGATGAAATCTGCAATCTCATTTCGGTTTACACATTTATTTCCATGCCTCTCGTCGTATTCCACGTTCGGACACAGATGTTGCAGCCCATATTGGTCACACATTTTGTTTATCTGATCACAGGCTGCGATTGCCGTGTCCAAACAATCTGCTGTTTTAGATTCGAGTTCCTCAATGTATACTGCATATCGTTCCGGAGTGATATGTTCCTCTTTTGTCAATGTAGACGCTATAGAACGCCCGTACGATTCCTTATAAACCGCGTCAAAATAGGTTTGTAACATATGAAACCGCGCATTTACGAATGCAATATCTGATTCAATTTCATCGCGGTCAAAGTTTCGGTTCATAATTGCCGTAATCAAGTTATTTACACTAATCATTTCGTTTCCACCTTTCTCGAGCCTCATTTACACCCTTCTATAATATTATATACCATAATAAGGCTCAAAATTGCGGAAACTCGTCATAATTCTCCAAAATCATCGTCATCATATTCGACGTCTTCCATAGAATCCCCACCAGCATCGTCATTGGTAACCCCACTTTTGTATTCGAACTCTCCGTATGCATTTTGATCCATGTCGCCTGAATTGTATGCATGCTCTGGATTTCTGCCTGCATCTTTCGCAATCTCATACGAAACATCAAGCGCCGGGCGGTCACCATATTTCATCTCGTTGTCAATGATAAGCTGATCCATAGTTCTGCCTTCACGTCCTTGTTGAAATACGGAATACACATATCGACCAACAAAATCTGCAATCTCTCCTCTGTTTACGCACTTTTCTTTATTGATTGGATCGACTTCGACTTCCGGACACAGATGTTCGAGACCGTACATATCACACTGACGATTGATCTGTTCACAGGCTGCGATTGCCATATCATGTGCGTGTTTTCTTTTTCCATCAAGATTAACGACCATATCCTGATAGGCTTCTGGTGTCATCATCCCTCCGTGAACTAATGTTAACGCAGTAGAGCTACCGTAAACATGTTCGTAAACTGCATTAAAGTATTTCCGAAACTTATCAAATCGTTCGTTTACAAAACTTATGTCTTCGTTAATATATTCCTGGGAATAATCTCTGTTTGCAATTGCCTTCAACAAGTCATTTACACTACTCATAATGGTTTCCTCCATATCTTCATTTTCAATAAATATGTGCGGAAACCTACCTCTGTATAGCAAAAAAAGACACCACCTCAATAAGCAGTGTCTTTCCTTGTTTGTTAAAGTTCCTCAAAGTGATCCATAATGTATTCTGCCGCTTCTTTCGCAAATACAGAATCATCTATGAACTTGCCAAAATATGACTGAGTAATGACGGATCCAATCGGGTTTGGTTCAAAAGTAAGAACCTTTTTGTCATCAAGTATATCAATCACAGGCAATAACCCTGTACTTAATACAGGAGTGAACTGTGGAAAGATAATATCCATTTCTGGTCTTCTGTATATAGAATACACGAATTGAATATTTCCTTCGTCGTCTCTAATCAGGTATTCCTTTTTCTTTTCTTTCGAATGCTTTTCGTCAAGTTCGATATTCTTCTCATCAAACATAGCATTTCTCCTTTCCTCTTCTCTTATTTGTATTCTAAATATGTGTTGCGACAAAGCAGCATGAAAATTTTATATCCCATGGTTAGTATACCGTTATTGTTTGCAAAAGAAAAGAGACCACATGAATGCGATCTCTCTTCTTTTGAATATTAGTTTTTAAGGTCGATCCCTCTCTCTCTGCAAATACTCTCTAAAAGCTCTCTTTTTTGAGAAAGGTACTGTGCGTACTGACGTCGTGGTTCGACATCAGTAATAGTATCTAACAAATGTGCGACAGCTCTATGATAGCCCTCATCACATATTGTATCGTACAATACCGTCTTAAGATCAGCATCAGAAAGAACCGAAACCTCTTTTTTAATTTCTTTTATCTGTAATTCATTCATTGTGTTTTTCCTCCTTGAATTCAAATATTTTGTTATCCTAAATATGGTATACATACTTGTATATTATCTCAAAAAAAACATAACCAATAATATACTGATTAGTTATTATAACAAAATCGTTTCAAAAAGAAAAGAGACCACATGAATGCGATCTCTCTTCTGTTTTTTAGTTATGATTCCTTATCTCCCAAAGTTTGATACCTCTCATATTGCAAATGAATCCCAAAAGATCCGATTTCTCAGAAAGGAACTTCTCATACTGGCGACGTTCTTTGATATCTACAGGATCCCATCCTCGATCTTCCATAATTTCTGCCTGGCTCCCGAGACAAGCATCTACAGAATCATAATACGCTTCTTTCAGTTTCTCATCTGACATTAATGCAGCTTCCTGAAAGATCATGTTTTTCTCTGATTTCTTCATATTGTTTCCTCCTCCTAATATCCGATATATACCGGAAATCCATCAAAATCGTAGTTTCCATACTCTGTTTCGTTATCCATGTCTTCGATTACCTCAGATACATTCCGAATCAGGTTATCATAATCGTAATCTAATTCTTCAGCAGCATCCAATGAAATGAAACCAATAGCACAACTACTGTTCGCCTGCGCTTCGATTGGAATCACCTGTTCGCATTCGAGTTTGCCGACGAGTTCTGTAATCTCTGCTACTGTGATCCCTTCATCTAACGGCTTTTGAACGAATGCGGCTTTTGGGATAACACGAGCAGAAACATTACGGATTCTATTGAGATTACCTGCTTTGTCTGTGGCAATCCAGAATCGATCACTTCCTTCATCATCTTTCTCGCAATCTTCAAATAGATAAGGTTTCGTCTGAATTGCGAAAACTAAGTTTACTATGTGTTTTCCGCAGTTATTGCATCTTACTGCTTTTACTCCAAAAGAACCTCTGTATTCAATTTTGCTGTGACCGCAGTTACATGATATTGTGTAACGGTCTCCGTTCGTAAGAAATCCATTTTCTGTGATATTCCAATCAAGCGATCTGCAAGCTTCTTTAAAACTCATTACTTTGTAATCAGTAACATCTTGTAATACTTTCTTTGCCATACTTTTTTCCTCCTTTATTTCGTATGCTTTGTTTTTGTTATCCTAAATATGGGTTCAACTCTTCGCATACAAAACAACCGGAGGCACACAAAAGCCTACTCCAGTAAATTGGAATAGGCTCTTTCGTTTGCTTCTTATTTGTTTTTCAATTCCTTTCTATATTTTTTGCTGTATCTGTCTAAAATTTTGCAAACAATATAGGTATTCGTCTGTTGTTCGTTTTCAGGTATGGTGTCTTCCGGAATATCCAAATACTCAGCCAGAAAACGCAATGCTTTCTGAGCATCCATTGGTGGGTTACAGAGACCGTAATCTTCCTGCTTTGCAAGCCAGCTTGTTATCGTTTCTGTCTGATTCTCATCATTATCGACTTCTTTCTTGTCTTCAATGATCCAGAACCGCTCATTTCCTTCCTCGTCTTTCTTGATGTCAAGCATTGAACGACAAGCCGGATTCAAAGAAATCAGACTTGACATTTGTTTTCCGCAATTACCGCATCTTACTTTTTGTACGCCAATTACTCCAGTATACTCAATTTTGCTGCTACCGCAGTCACAGGATACTGTGTAAACTTCGTCGTCCTCTGTGAGAGTCCAATTTAACGCTTTTGCGGCTTCTTTGAAACTCATTACTTTGTGATCCGTCATATCTTTCAATCTTTTCTTTGCCATACTTTTTGCCTCCTTTACTTTCGTATGCTTTGTTTTTGTTATCCTAAATATGGGTTCGATTCTTCGCATACAAAACAACCGGAGGCAAAAAGAGAGACCAACCAATTGGTCAGTCTCTGTTTCTTGTTAGTCGACTTTAATTCCAGTACATTCGTAAAAAATATCAGGATCAAAGTTTGGAATCGCCTTGATGATTTCTTTATCGTCTATATCAAGACTATCCCACCACATCTGACAACATTCAGACTTATCAAGCTCCTTAAGATATCCACCTGTTGTCTTATATGTTGATTGTGCTACTTTTTCTTCATCCGTCATGTCGTCTGTATTCACCCATTCAGCAGCACTTTTTGGTATCTGTCTCAGTAATTCCCTGGCCTTTGAGTCTAACCAATCCTGATAGGTCATATCTGACGGTTTGTCGAACAACATGATTTTGTGTTCTTTTACATTGAAACAACCTGCGTTGAAAGACGAATTATTAAAATCCCCAGTATTGAAGCTTCCGCTGTTCATATTCCCGGTGTTCCTGTCCCCGGTGTTTCCACTCCCGGTGTTGCATTCCCCGACGTTGCAGCTTCCGGTGTTCCAGTCCCCGATGTTCCTGCTTCCGGTGTTGCAGTCCCCGGCGTTCCAATTCCCAGTGTTCCAGTCCCCGGTGTTGCAGTCTCCGGTGTTGTAGTCCATGGTGTTGTGGTTCCCTGTGTTCCTGCTTCCGGTATTCCTGTTTCCGGTGTTCCTGCTTCCGGTGTTCCTGCTTCCGGTGTTCCAGACACCAGTATTCATGTCTCCAGTATTTCCTAATCCTGTATTATCTTTTCCAGTATTTACGATTGTTAAGAGTTCCATCCAAGGGATCTCTCTTACAATATAGATTTTATTTGTGCAGGACTTGTCGCCGTCTGTTCTTACCTCACCATAAGCAATGACTTCAGCAACTTTGTTGTTGCTGTCAAATTTGTAATAATTGAAGCAGTCGGCAGCCTTTTCGCAAAAGTGAAATCCTCGGTCACAGCAACTTGGGTTAACATCTTCCTCAAATGTTTTTCCTACCTCATACTGAAAATTTCGGCAAGTCCAGTCTGGATTAAATACTTTAAATCCATGTACTGGTTCGTGATTTGTTACATTATTACTCATTTTTCGTTTCCTCCTTTTTGTGTGCTAAATTTATTTGTTATCCTAAATATGGTATTAAGTACTTGCACACAAATACTTTGGAAACGAAAAGAGAGACCAACCAATTGGTCAGCCTCTGTTTTTCGTTAGTCGACTCTGATTCCAGTACATTCGTAAAAAATATCTGGATCAAAGTTTGGAATCGCCTTGATGATGTCTTTGTCTTTTGTTTCGAGATTATTCCACCACAACTGACCACATTCAGACTCGTCAAGCACTTTCAGGTAACCGCGTGTTGTCTTGTATTCCGGATGCTGTTCCTTTTCTTCATCAGTCATATTGTCGGACCAAATCCATTCAACAACATCCTTTGGTATCTGCTTTAATAACCACCGTGCATCAGATTCACACCAGTCACGATAGGTCATATCTGACGGTTTATTGAACAGCAATATCTTCTGTTCTTTTGTATTGAAACAGCCAGTATTAAAAGATGACTTGTTCCAATCCCCGGTATTCCTATTCCCAGTATTCCTATCCCCAGTGTTTTGATTTCCTGTATTCTTGTACCCGGTGTTGTTGTTCCCGGTGTTCCAATACCCGGTATTCCAATCCCCTGTGTTGTAGTTTCCGGTATTGTAGCTTCCGGTGTTCCTGTTCCCGGTGTTCCTGTCTCCTGCGTTACAATTCCCAGCGTTCCTGTCCCCGGTGTTCTTGTCCCCGGTGTTGCAGTACCTGGTGTTGCGGTCACCGGTGTTGTAGTGCCCTGTGTTCCTGTTCCCGGTGTTGTTGATCCCGGTGCAATTCTTTCCAATATTGACGATCCGCAATACTTCATCCCATGGGATTTCACGTACGATTTCAAGCTTGTCCGTGCATGACTTGTCACCGTCTGTTTTTACCTCACCATAGGCAATAACTTCTGCAACTTTGTTGTTGCTGTCAAAATTGTAATAATTGAAGCAGTCAGCAGCAGTCTGACAGAAGTGCATACCGTGACAGCAAACATTAAGCTCCCCTTTTTCCTCAAATTTTCCGGGGCAAGTGTACTGTTTACAGTTCTTTCCTGTCGGGTTACAGGTCCAATCAGGTCTGAATACCTTATATCCATGTACAGGTGTGTTCGTTTTATTACTCATTTTTTTTGTTTCCTCCTCGTATGCTTTTAATTTGTTATCTTTAAATATGGTATGAGTTGATCGCATACAAAATTTTCGGAAACAAAAAGACCCGCATAATGCGAGTCCTTCTGTTTGTTTCTGTTTTAGATTCCAAGATCGAATTTCATCTGTGGATTCTTCTTTGCAATTTCTTCTCTTGGATATCCGATCAGTTTAAAATCATCAATCGTGAAATCGAAAAAATTTGTTTTCTCTGTATCCAGAACAAATCTTGGATCACAATCAATTGTATTTCGATTAAAAACGATTTCTTTTGCCTGACTCAAATGTCTTTCATAAATCTGAACGTTTTCACTTACATGTGTGAATACGCCAGGTTCGTATCCACAATGTTTTGCAACCATCAACTGAAGCGCAACATACTGCATCTCATTGATTGAGGCGGATACGATAAAGTCACTGGACCGCTGATTCATGAGCATATCCAGATACAATTTACCGTCGATTCCTCTTCTTACATTCCAGATCGTTTCATAACAACATGGATTCAATCCTTTGGTTGTTCCTCCTGTTTCGTCTGAAAAATCGTCTTCCTGCCACATACACATGATATGACGGCGACCAAATGGATCGGCTGTTAATCCATCCAGTAACTTATTGATTAAGTTATGTCTTTTTACGGTTGCTCCATATCTGCAGCCAATTGTTCCGTCGCCAACATCCCATTGGTCCCAATATTTGATACCAAGATCATGAAGATCTGACAGTTTGTTGCTCTGCATCTGGTAAATCCATAAGATTTCTTTGACTGCTGATTTCCACGCGATCGGTCTCAAAGTCAAAATCGGGCACTCACCTTTTGCTAAGTCGTATCTGGTAACAACATGGTTAATGGATAACGTATGAGCCGGGACATAAACGGTTACATCTGAGCCGTTTGTAAATGCAGTTCCTTCTTCAATTTCGATCTTGTTTCCGTCTTCTGTGATCACATATTTGCAATCATCAGAAAGATGCGCATTATGATACATATCTTCATAATGTGGTCTCGGATTTTCGTCTCTGAATCCATTTTGCAGGATTTGGTAAAGAATCGCTTTCTGATTCTGATCTCCTACTGTTCCGAATGGACATGTTCTTTTTGTTTCTGACATATTTGTTTCCTCCTCTATTATGTGCTTTATTGTTTGTTATCCTAAATATGTGATAAGATGATTGCATGCAAAATAACCGGAAACAAAAAAAAAGAGACAACCACAACGGTTATCTCTTTGATGTGTTTTTAAAATTCATAATCGACCGCATCCTGTCGATCCATGAAGAAATGAATTCCAGGAGCGCATTCATTCCATCGATTATCATCAAAATCAGATACTTCTACGATTTTTCCAACGCGATAAATAAAACTAAAATCAAAATACGACTTTATTTCTTGTAATCCACTGTCAGATCCATCGATATTCTCGATCGCCAAGACCAATGCTTTACTACATCTGCATTTCTTTGTTGTTGCCGATGACCTCTTCGCATCTTCGCAAATCTGAAGTTTTACGATCTTTTTGTAGAATGCTTTCTTATAACCAATGAATGAGCCAGTTTCCGGGCATGCAATCGGGTGATTGATTTTTGTATCTCTAAGGTTTGCAAATCTAAGATCTGCTCCGTACAAATTTGTATAACTAAGATCTACCCCTCTAAGATCTGCATGATAAAAATCTGCTCCGCTAAGGTCTGTATGCCTAAAATTTACTTCGCTAAGATCTGCATAATAAAATGCTGCATCGTTCAAATTTGCATAACTAAAATCTGTATTTTCAAGATTCGCTTCGCACAGACTAGCACCTCTAAGATCTGTATTTCTAAGATTCGCTCTACAAAGATTCGTGTTATAAAGATTCGCTCTACAAAGATTCGTGTTATAAAAAATCGCATTTCTTAAATCTTTACGTGATAAATCCAAATCCATTAGATCCTGATGCGATAAATCGGCTTTCATGTTTTCCCATCCGTCAACATCCTTATTAAGATAATGCTGATGATTTTCGACGATCTTGTTTAATTGTTCCTGTGTCATACTTCGTTTCCTCCTTTTTAATATCATGATTTTTGTTATCCTAAATATGGATTTAAACAGTTGTATGTTAAGCTAAGCATATAGGAAGACTTGGAATACAAGCTTCGCGTTTAGAAAAAGACACCGCATACAATGATTATGGATCCTAGCTCTACAAACAACTCCAACAGATCCTGAAATTCAGATTCATGACCAGACAGATCAAAATCATAAAGGTATGCAATTGTGCTTATGAACAAAATCAACCCTGAAAACATAACTCCTAAGAGCAGAATTACTGCCATGTCCGATCCCTCCTTTTTCTATGACTTTGTTAACTATAATTAATAGGCTCACTTCTTGAAAACCTCGTCATAGAAAACACACAAAAAGAGCCAGATTATTCTGACTCTCTTCGTTTTTTATTATTCGTTTTCGCTACCATTTGGAAATAAAGATCCGACGTATCATGTTTCTGGACAATCAATCGGACAATTAATTTTTGCTCCAAAAAGATTTGCATTCCTAAAATCTGCTCCACTAAGATCTGCATACCTAAGATCTGCTCCTCTAAGATCTGCATACCTAAGATCTGCTCCTCTAAGATCTGCATACCTAAGATCTGCTCCTCTAAAATCTGTATGCCTAAGATTTGCTTCTCTAAGATCTGCATGATAAAATTTTGCATCGTTCAAATTAGCATATCGTAAATCTTTATGTGACAAATCCAAACCACTTAGATCATAATCTGATAAATCTGCTTGCGTTTCCTCCCATTCGTCAATATCCTCATCGAGATAATGTTGATGGCATTTAATCATCTTATTTAATTGTTCCTGTTTCATACTTTGTTTTCTCCTTTTTAATATCATAATTTTTGTTATCCTAAATATGGGTTCTAGTAGTTGTATATTGAATTAAGTATATAGGAATACTTGAAATACAAAATTCATATCTGTCTCAGAAAACCTCGTCATAGGAAACATACAGAAAAAAGAGCCCGATTGTTCTGACTCTCTTTGTTTCCTGTTATTCGTTTTCGCTGCTATCTGGAGCCGCTATCGGGTGACTAAATGTACTGCAATTGGTTTATAATATCTTTATCATAGAACCAATTTGTTCATAAGCTTGTAGCATAATATTTTTCGTTTTCTACATACTTATTCCATTCTGTCACACGATTGACGGTTGCATCTTTCATTTCTCATATTCTGATTCATTTGCGAACTCTACGGCTTTACTTGCTGATATATTGTATCAAAATCAAAATTAATCCAGCAAGCAAAAACATTGTACTCCAATATTTAATAGTATAATTGTTTTTCGTATAACGATTTATAGTACGAATAATAAAACTTATAACAACAACCAAACACAAAAATAACATATTAATACCCTCCTTTTATTTATATATATATTGCTTTCTTAAATATGGTTTCTTTTGTTTATAATAAAGCTCACTTTTCGAAAACCTCGTCAGAAAACACACACAAAGAGCCCGCGAATATGGCCGACTCTCTTCGTTTTTTTTCACTATTCGTTTTCGCCACCATCTGGACTTTCAATATCCCATTCCGGAATTTCAATATATTTCATAGCGTTTACAACTTTCTGGCTATAGTACCAGTTTGTCCATGGACTTGATGCCCAGTATTTACTACTATGAACATCTTGATTCCATTCTTTCACATCTTTGATAACCTGTACTTTGGATACATCTTCGTTGTTTGTGTTGGCTGCCTTTATCTCAGCAACAATTGCTTCATATTCAATTCTGTTATGAGCAATCTGCTGATTTACTCCAATATGCGAACATAGAATAAATACTCCGACACAAAGTAATCCGACAACACCAACTAGCATAAAAACAACCTGAGCGAAAAAAGTACAATCATCATTTTTATACTCAACCAAAATAAGTCTGAGTAAAATTCCAATAGCCAAACATGCAGTAAATATTAATGCTAATAACATATCTTTTGTCCTCCTTGAATATATGTTTATAATATATAAGGCTCACATTTCGAAAACCTCGTCAGAAAACACACAAAAAGAGCCCACCAATATCTTCGTTTTTTATTATTCGTTTTCGCCACCATCTGGACTTTCAATATCCCATTCCGGAATTTCGATATAGTCCATAGCATTAACTACTTTTTCGTTATAAAACCAATTTGTCCATGGATCTGAAGCTAGATGTTTTTTACTTAAGACATCTTCGTTCCATTTCTTTGTAATTTTAATAACCTGTGCCTTAGACATGTCTTCGTTGTCCGTACCAACAGCTTGCGCCTCCGTAATAATCGCTTCATTTTTGATACGATTTTGTTTAATCTGCTGGTTCACCCCAATATAATTACTTAAAATGATAAGAACAAAGAAAACAGTTGTTCCTGCAACTATAAAAACACAATCATTTTTATTACTATCATATGGACTTAGTAAAACAATTACTAAACAGCTAATACAAAATAATATTAACAACATATTTTTTTTCTCCTTTTGCATATGTTTACAATATACATAAGGCTCACATTTCGAAAACCTCGTCAGAAAACACACAAAAAGAGCCCACCAATATGGCAGACTCAATTCGTTTTTTTATTTGTTGCTGTCTGGAGTCGGAACGTTCCATTCCGGAACTTCGATGTACTCCATTTTGCCCACTACCTTCTGGCTATAACACCATGAAGTCCATGGACTAGATGCCAAGTATTTCTGACGATAAACCTCTTTGTTCCATTCGTTCACGTCTTTGATAACTAAGACTTTTGATACGTCCTCGTTATCTGAGTTAACAGCCTGAACCTCGGCAATAATTGCCTCGTATTCAAACTGATTCTTTGAGATCTGTTTGGTCGCCTCAACGTGGGAACACAGGATTATACATCCTGTGATGAGAAACCCCAAAGATCCGACAAAGAGCGACAATATTTCGAAAACAGCGACAGCTGTGATCTCATCATCTCCGAATTTATATAGCAAAATTCCAGAAACTAAAAGTACAACAAAAATTAAAAAGATAATCATAATTCAATTCCTCCTTTGAATGTGTGTGTGATTTTATTGGTTACTCTAAATATGGTATGCGTCATTTTCATATAAAAAAGAAAAAGAACCCACACATGTCTGTGCATGTATGGATTCTATCCTTTTACTCTGTTTAGATCGGGTTCGTAAATATCTCGAAACGGATGATACTATCATGATGATTCATCTCAACGTGTCCAGGAACAAGATCATAAGCTTTGTCATCAACAATAGCAATGACGTTTTTGATCTCTGTATCTTCTTTCAGTTTGATGATAACATCATACGGTATTGGGTTTTCACTTAAACCACATCCTGAATTCATTACTGGGAATTCCTTACTGTCGGTAACCAAGCATAATGAATTCGGATATTTCTTTGATAATGTCAGATAAGCGATCGTTCTGCTATCGCCATCCGGCACTCCAACCTGCATATCGTACCCAATTTGTGAGTCACTCCAATCCATGCTTAAGAATTCGCTTCTTGTCATAATATTTTCCTCCTTGTATGTATGCGTTTTGTTTTGTTATCCTAAATATGGGATTCATGATTCGCATACAAAACAAAAGAGCCTACCAATAGGCAGACTCAATTTGCTTTTAGTACAATATTAGATATACAAGGCAACATATTAATGTTAGAGCCCCAAACATAAGACTATAAACTGCAGAAATTGATGATATTCGTGATATTATTTCGTCTTCCACAATTCCGTCTTTCCTTTCTATTGCGACTGTTAAAAGATATACAATTCCCGAAACCGAAAAAATCATATCTGATATTTTGATGATTGTTAATAACATTGTATTTCCTCCTTTTCGTGTATTATTTGTTATCCTAAATATGGGATTCATAGTTCGCATACAAAACAAAAGAGCTACCACGTCGGTAACTCTCTTTGTTTCTCTTTTTAGCCTGTAAATCCGCCCGTATTAATTCTCAGACAATATTTGAAATTATCTTTGATCAGTCTGTTAATCGTCTGACGGATCTCGGTAAGGTCGTCTTCTGGATACAGTATCAGCATCTGATATAGCTTTTTGACTGGGATTCCCTCTTCAATATTAACGTCATAGTCATCGCAGAATGAATACGCTCCCTGATTTCCAATCATTTTTAGAATATCTTTTCGTTCTTCTTTTGGCATGTCCGGATAACATAATTTTGGAATTACAGGGACTAATAACTCTCCGGTTACTTGAATAGCTTCTTTAAGCGCATCAAGATACTCTTCGTCTGTATTCTCGCTATCCAGTTCTGTATAATATCTGGCACAATAAGTACAGAATTCAGATAATCCCCACATATAGTTATATCGAAGTTTGTTGAGTATGATTTTACTTGGCTTCACTGTAAAAATATCCACAATGTACTCTGGCGGAATGACACCATCGTAATTGTATTCATCAGATACATTTCCCTGGTCGACTAATTCCATTTTGTCTTCGTCTGGAACCGCAATTTTGATCACAGTATTCGTTCCAAGCATGATTGACCAGGCATCAATACTACTTTCGGAACACAAACAAAGTCTTTCTTCTTTGTCTCCGATTGATTTTGACCGTTTTCCAAGCATTGGTTTCAATCCTTCTTTCTGGATCGTGCTAACAAATTCTGGCTGTGTCAAATGATAATAGTAATTCATTTCGTTTCCTCCTTTTTCGTATGCAGTATGTTTTGTTATTCTAAATATGGAACTAAGATGTGCATACGAATGAACGGAAACAAAACAAATCAAAACAAAAAGAGCTACCGTATTGGTAACTCCCTTTGTTTTTAGTTAGTTAAGATCCACTGTATATGCAATTGGATACCAGTTCCATCCAGGTCTAACTTTTGAACAATAATAGTTCATAAGTGTTTCTGGTGTACGTCCTAACTTTCCATAGTCTTCCGATTCACACAAAACAGAATGAGTTTCCATGATTTCGTTCATAACCTGACAGATATGAACATAAACGTCATCTGTAGCAACAATAATAATCGGTGTTGTTTCATCCCCTTCATCAAATTGGAAATTAAGATTAATTGGTATAATATTCATTTCGTTTCCTCCTTTTTCGTATGCAATATATTTTTGTTATTCTAAATATGGGACTAAGACGTGCATACGAATGAACGGAAACAAAGCAAAACAAAAAGAGCTACCATGTTGGTAACTCTCTTCGTTTTCAGTTATTTTGTTACACTTTCCGGAATCTCAATGTGTCCCATCGCTTCAATAACTCTCTTGTTGTACAGCCAGTTTGTCCACGGATTTTTGAGTCCATTTTGTGCGTTTTCTACTTTTTCGTTCCATTCGTTCACGCACTCAATGATTATTTCTTTCTCTTCATAAGCTGGATTCTCTTCCAGCAAACAAACACTTGCAGACAACAATGCGTATTCCTTATTATTGTTTGCAATATCCGAATCCGCACTATTATGCTGATTCCAGATCGACTCAAACATTAATGTAAGCCAAATGAAACCCAATACTAAAAACAGACTACCGAAGAAAACACCTGCATTCTTCTTCTTTGTTTTCCTCTTTTGGATAACGCTGATTGCAATGATAGCGATTCCGATAACAATAAATACGATTCCCATTAATACCATTAACATAATTTGTTTCCTCCTTTTTCGTATGCGGGTTGTTTTGTTATCCTAAATATGGAACTAAGACGTGCATATAAATGAACGGAAACAAAGCAAAACAAAAAGAGCTACCATATTGGCAACTCTCCTCGTTTTTCGATTATTTAATCATGTTTTCCGGAATCTCAATGTATTCCATCGCATCAATAACTCTCTTGCTGTACAACCAGTTTGTCCACGGACTTTTAAGATATCGTCTCCCGTTATCTACTTTTTCGTTCCATTTGTTGACGCTTTCAATGATTGCATCTTTTTCTTCATAGTTCGGATTCGTTTCTAACAAACAGACACTTGCAGATAATAATACGTATTCATTGTTATTGTTTGCAATATCAGAATCCGCACAGCTATGTGCTTCTAATATTATCAAAGCCATCGTCATTACCCATGTGATTCCAACTACCAAAGCAAAGCTACCTACACACAAAGCACCCATTTTGTTTTTCTTCGCTGTTTTATTTTGGATAACTCCGATCCAGATGACAACAAATCCTACAACAACAAACATAATTCCTAATAATGTAAATAACATTTTCGTTTCCTCCTTTTCGTATGTAATATGTTTTGTTATCCTAAATATGGAACTAAGATGTGCATACGAATGAACGAAAACAAAACAAAAAGAGCTACCGTGTCAGTAACTCTTCTCGTTTTCGGTTATTTAATCAGGGCTTCCGGAATCTCAATGTATTCCATTGAGTCGACTATATTCTTGTTCCATAACCAGCTGGTCCACGGATCTTTGAGATACTTTCTTCCGTTGTCTACTTTTTCGTTCCAGTTGTTCACACTTTCGATGATTGTATCCTTTGCTTCATCATCCGGATTCGATTCTAGCAAACGAATATTCGCACACAACATTACGTATTCTTTCTGATTGTTTGCTATCTCCGAATCCTCTTTCATACGCTGCAATCCAATGACCTCGAATACAAATGCCATCCATGCAAATCCAACCGACAGAAATACAATTCCAAGGTATTTGCCTACTTTCTTGAATTTTGGAACCTTAATACAGAGCCAGATGATAATAATTCCAATAACTATTAATACAATTCCAGTCAATGTAATCAACATAATTTGTTTCCTCTTTTTTTTTGTATGCGGGTTGTTTTGTTATCCTAAATATGGACGAAATAAGGGCATACTAAAGATGGGAAACAAAATGATATAAAGAAAAGCCACACTTTGTTCTCTGTTGTGTGACTTTTCTTGGTATGAGGTGTATCGGACTAATCGGTTAATGCTGTGTTACTAAACGGATTAGTTCCCAATGTTACGTTGTTACCAAATGCTGTTGTTAGTGTTGATTTGCTTGTATATGTCTGTCCTTTATAGGTTACAGATGCTAAACTTATACAATCATTAAATGCCCCATTTCCAATGCTTGTTGCTCTATCTGGTATTGTGATTGAGGCTAAACTAATACAACCACTAAATGCACCTGATTCAATACTTGTTACGCTGGTTGAGACTGTAATTGATGTTAAACTAGTACAACGTGAAAATGCACTGTCTTTAATGTTTGTTACACTGTTTGGAATTGTGATTGCTGTTAGACCAGAACAACGAGAAAATGCATGGTCTCCAAGACTTATTACACCGTCTGGTACGGCAATTGAGGTTAAATTGGAACAACCGTAAAATGCATAACTTCCAATACTTGTTACACCGTTTGGTACTGCAACGTCTGTAAGCGAAGAACAATTATAAAATGTATTATTGCCAATACTTGTTATACTATCCGGTATCGTAATGTTTGTTAATGACGAACAACCATAAAATGCGTAATTTCCAATACTGGTTACGCTGTCTGGCATTACAATTGATTTTACTTCCGGTTTTGCCTGTAGTACGGAATACGCAGACGCTGGATCAGTTTTATAATTATTAAATGCATAGTCTTTACCTACATCGATTCCACTCTCTTCCCAAGTACAAACCATTTTTCCATCTGCATCATACAATCCTGCTACTAATTCTTTATTGATTCCGATCGCAAACTCAAAATTTCCTGACCAATCACCAGACGTAAGTTCGTTTGCTACAATATTACCTGTCGTGCTGCCACCATCCGGTAGATTCACCTGATCGGCTGCAAACTCTGTAATATCCTGTGTAATAGTTCCAGTGACCGCAGCCTTTCCATTCGAATCAGTCAATTGCAGGGTCGCATCAGGAGTAACAGTAACCGTCTCATTCCCGGAAATGTCACCATTTACTTTGACGCCATAAGTTGCACTCTTATTCTGTCCTAAAGTAATCGTCTTCGGAATGGTTACAGTAAAAGCGGAATCCTGTTCATATGTGATAGTTGCTCCCTGAGTACCTGTCATTGTCGTTTCCTGTGTTGTGTTGTCCGGGTTTTCGGCTGCCAATGTTGGAATCGTAGGTGTCATCGTCATGATCGCAGCCAGAACAAGCAGACAACTCACTGCTTTTCGTTTCATAATATTTCGTTTCCTTTCTTTGTGTTCAAAACTAAATTGTTTACGAGTAACAGCCTAAATATGGTCGAAACACAAACAGAGGAAACGAAAAAGAACCGGAAACAAAACAATCTGTCTTCAAAATAGACAAAACCATAAGTATATCTTATAATGATGTATGTCAGTGATAACAAATACGAATACAACGGAGGAATTTGAAGTATGGGAAACTATTATGATACGAAATGTTTAGACTGTGAGTATGAATTTCATGCTATATACGGTCGACCTGGCAACAGTCAGAAAGAAAACAAAGTTGTGAAGTCAATCGAAGACGGTAACAGAACCGATGAACTCGCACTTGTGTACAAAACAATGGAACGCCCACGAATTGAAGTAAATTCGGTCCCGTTCTTTTGCAAACACTGTAGAAAACTCTTCACTTATGACGTAACTCTTGTTTGCGGAAAATATGGGACCTACGAAGAAAAGGTCGCACATTGTCCGGACTGTAATGAGATTTCCTACCTGCCGATCCCACAAACAGTATTCATGAAACAAGAAAAGGGATCCTGCTGCCCGTGTCCGAAATGCAACGGGTACGGATTTGTGGTTATAAAGTCTGGGATCTATGATTAACGGACACAAAAAGAGCATTTTCCATACAGAAAAGAACCCGTACACAAATCTGTGTATAGGTTCCTTTTCTGTCTGTTACTCTACTTTGATTCCTGTGCATTCGTAGAAAATCTCAGGGTCGAAGTTCGGAATCGCCTTAATAGTATCCTTATTTGCATCCGAAAGATTATCCCACCACTTCTGCGCGGTTTCGGAATTATCAAGCACTTTAAGATAACCACCTGTTGTTTCGTAGGTTGGATGTTCACGTTTCTCTTCATCCGTCATAGCACTCTTATATACCCATTCAACAATATCCTTTGGCATCTGATTTAACAAATAATTTGCCCATGATCCTAGCCAACGACGAAATGTTACCGTTTCCGGTGTTCCAATTTCCTGTATTGAAATCTCCAGTGTTGCCGTCCCCAGCATTACCTGTTCCAGAATTCCAGTATCCAGAACTCCAATCTCCAGTGTTTTCGTTTCCTGCATTACAGTTTCCGGTATTGCCTATCCCTGTGTTTTCTTTTCCAATGTTTACGATTGTCAAGACTTCTATCCAAGGGACCTCTCGTACAATCTGGATTTTGTTTGTGCAAGATTTATCCCCATCTGTGTCTAATTCTCCAAGTGCAATTACTTCTGCAACTTTGTTTTTTGGATTAAAAGCGTAATAGTTAAAACAGTCAATAGCTTCTTTGCAAAAATGAAACCCTCTACCACAGCAACTCGGTTTAACATTTTCTTCAAATGTTTTTCCAACCTCATACTGAAAATCTCTACAGGTCCAGTCTGGATTAAACACCTTGTATCCGTGTACAGGTTCATTATTTATTACATTATTACTCATGTTCAGTTCCTCCTTTTTCGTATGCGTTTGTTTTTGTTATCCTAAATATGGAACCGAACGTTCGCATACAAAAAGAGCCAACCGTGAAAGGTTGACTCTTCTTGTTTTTGTTAACACTTCTTTGCAAAGAAAAAAGAACCCGTACACAAATCTGTGTATAGGTTCCTTTTCTGTCTCTTTTACTTGGATTCTTCAGATTTAATCAGATTTCTTTCTTTTGAATCTTTTTTTGCAAGAATTTTCTTATCAATCTCTGCGAATACAGGCTCCAATTTCAAAAGCAATTCGTATCCAGGTTCTCCCGGTTCAAACGGTCTGATTGTTTCATCCATGATCATATACTTGTTTTCGCTCATTGTCATAACTCCTTTCGCAAATGCTTGAATTTAATCAGTTTTTCTTTTTCGGTTAGCGTCTCATTCTTTTGATAAATATGAGATAAAGTTAATGATTGTGCCGTTTTCACATCAGAGATATACGTTTTTACTTCTTGAAAATAGTTTTCGTATTCTTCTAATATTTTGGGACTTACGTCAGACACTACGTATATATCTCCATCATGACACGCAATTATTGAAAACTTTACTTTCGGTTCATCTAAAAATGTTGTTAAATCCTTGAATGATGGTCTAACATTTAACGAATGATTATGTATGATTATAACATCATCCTTACAGTTCTGAACTAATGCATACTCTTTTTCGTTAAATCCAGTTCCTGATATTGTCCCACTTCCAAGTCTAGTAATATTATCAACAACAAGATCACCGGTTCTTGCATTGACCGCAATCATTCTTTCAGACTCCTGACCATCTACAAATTCTAGCAATCTGCCAGTTTCTCGATACAATCCCTCTCGTACCGGCTTACTAATCTGTAACATTTCGAGATTATCAAACAAACGATGATACTCAATTGAATTTACAAACGTTCTGTCTACTGAAAAAGCATTTGTTTCTAATTTTCGAGATATTAGTGACTGTTCGTGTTCAAGTTGTTCCATTAACATCTTTTCATCTCTGTCTGGGCCTTGACTATCATAACGATCGTCCTCGAACACATCATCAAATACATCGTCTTCGAAATCCATGTTTTCTACCTCCTATTATATCATATTGTTCACAATTAATACAATAAAAGGATCTCTCGTTTCTCCTCTTATTGTGTAATTGTTTTTGTTATCCTAAATATGGGTTTTATGAATATGTTATAGGTCTCGAAAACCATACAAAAAGAGCCAACCATCAAAGGTTGACTCCCATTGTTTTTGTTAACACTCTTTTATCTCGAGTAATTCGAGCTGTTTTGCTACGTCCATCAATCCATGCGAGCATCCAGTGAAGTCTGAGATGTAATCCTCCATATTTGTCTCGTCATACATTTCAAAGCTAAATTTGAAACTACGGATCTCGTCATCAGAATAGATGTCAGTACCATCATACATATCTTTGAAAATAACACTTAATAGAGTAGTTTCAGCAAATGTACGCTCGATACTGTCTTTGTCTGTTCCGTATCCGTATTTCTTCCAGATATCATCGAAAGCACGTCCGGCACCTATTTTTACTTTGACAACCAATCCGTATTCGCTCTTTTTGTTTCGTTTCATATACAGGTTAAAAAATTCGATATCTTCCTGTAACGCAAACAATTTCTTATAATACTCCTCCGTTGTCATGCCTGACTTCTTAATAAGCTGTCTCAGTTCGTTAGTTGATAATCTGTTCATTTCGGTTTCTCCTTTTCGTATGCGTTTGTTTTTGTTATCCTAAATATGGAATCGAACGTTCGCATACAAAAAGAGCCAACCCGAAGGTTGACTCTCATTGTTTTTGTTTACAGACTTAATCCAGACTAGATCTCAGTTACCAGTTTGATAACAGGACCTCTGTCTGTCTCTCTGTATGAGAATCCGACTACGTTCTGCTTCTCATCACCGAAGTAATAAGTTGCAGTTTTGGTCTCTTCGTCATACTCCTTGCCGCAGTAAACGGTGTGACCTTCCAGAGCCTCTACGATCTTCGGATCTTTTAAGATCTTCATACCGTATTTGTCTGCTCTTACAAAGATCTGGTCTTTGTCGAATACAGTTACAGAAGGAGCACTCTTTGTAGATCCACCAAGGTATACTTTCGCATCCATGGAGTTTACAAGGTAGGTTCCAACTTTTCTGCCGTCCATTGTGAACAGGCGAATTGTTGGCTGTTCCTCATCTGTAAGGTATCCGTCATCGTCGATTGTGTCTTTGGTTACAACAACTAAATCTTTACGACCTGCCTGCTCTACCATGCGGACACTTTCGATAGGAACCGCAAATCCGGAACCAGAGTTGCCGAACTCTTTGAGGTATGCATTGTAAGCATCTTCAGCATCATCGTCATCCTCATCAAGATCTTCCTCGTAGCAGAAATCCTCATAGTCCATAACCTCGCCGTTATCTCCGAAGAATGATACGCCTCTTACGGTTGTATCTTCTCCAGTACCGGTTGCCATGATCTGGATGAGATCGCTGGTGCAGATCTCTTTGACATCTGTTACCTTGCCATCCTTATCTTTGATCTCAACTGGTGTGATCACCGTTTCGATAAAGTAAGTACGGTCATCGATAACAACCGCCTTTGTGTTGGCTGGGACTGTGAATCCGGCATCCTTGAATGTTCCAACGAAGTCCGGATCGGCAGAAAACTGAGCATTGAAGGTATAAACCTCAAGTTCCTCATCTTCTGGCTCTCCAACTCCAAGGATTACCAATCCAGGAACCGCACCAAGTACCTTCTGAGCTTTGATGCTGCCAAGGGATACTGTTGGTCCGTTGTCGATCACCAAATCATTGTCTACGATTGTTGCGTCTGCTGTCGGTTTCGGGTTTGGATTGTATTTGAAGTGTGCGAACATAGTGTTAATGCCGCTTAATACAATCTCGTTGGAATCTGTAGTACCGTCCTCAAGGATCTTTGCGACCTTGATAGCACCTGACTCCGCATCGTACTCAGTAATACGATATAACGCGTCATCATTACTCATAGTAACTTCAATACCAACGACCTCTCTACCTGCTGTTGCTGCCTGTTTTACGATTTCCATAAGTTTCATAATGTTTTCCTCCGTTTTGGGTAAGATATTTTATGATTGTAACAACGCATGTTTCATATTCTACACAGACCGTCCACCCAGATGTTCACGCCTCATTAGGTCGCTAGTGACTCGGTGTCCTTTCATTGTTGTCTTCTTTTCCTGTGCTCCATGAATCATTGCATTTGTTTACATTCCTAAATATGGTATGGACGGATGCAAACTAAAACGAAAAAGGATTTACCGTTTGAACAATCATAAAGAACTGAATCTCATGGAATTCTATTATCTGGACAAAAAAAAAGGGCGTGTGAAAAAACGAGAGTTTTTTCATTCGTCCTTTTGCTTATAGTTATAATAATAGCTATATTACATAAAAAAGGGTATAGTTCCCCTTAC